TTACTCAAGAAGAAGTCCGGTAGTGAATGGGTCGGCAAGGTGGTCGGCTTCTACAGCACCGAACAAACCCCCGAGGGGTATGCTCTCGAAAGCATCTACCACAAGCACACCGTACAGATTTACCCACGAGCAGCGTTAGAGCCAGCAACACTATGACCAGAACAGATGAGGAGCGAGTAAGGGAGTTTGGAGAAGCGTATGAAGCCATCGTTAAAAGCTACCGCTTGCCACCAGTGGACTGGATAAAGCAGTCCATGGCTGAGGCCCTCAAAGCAGTCAGAGAGGAGGAGAGGGAGAGACTGTTTGCAAACCCGCTAGAGGTATTCCGTGGCAACCGTATAAAAATGTCACATGAAGCGAGGGAAGCATTATTGCAAGCAATAGACATAACCTCACCCAAAAACTAGCGTATGCCAAAAGAAATCAAAACAGAAATTAAAGGCGAACCCCGTCAGGTAAAACTTGAGGATATGTGGTTGTTGTACAACTACGAGACTTTCCTTAGCTACCACTGGACACGCAAATCTGCCATTAAAGAAGCCCGCTACATGGACAGTGGACAGTATAATGGTGAAAAGATAAGTGACCTACCAGAGCATTACCAAATCCTACGAGGTGACATTATTATCAATATTCATTGAACATGAAAGAAACACTCGAACAGCGATTGCAGCGGGAGGCGAGGGAGAGGTTCAATGACGACACGGCTGGGGAGGTTGGCTTTTACGCAGAAACAATAAATAAAATCATCACCCACACCCTCAAAGAAGCGGCTGAGGAGATACGGAGAAAGAACACGGAAGTGCTTGATGGTTTAATAGAGCAACTTGCTGACATCGAGCACAAGCGATGGAGCGATTGGCAAGCCTACCTGCACTCAAGGCTGTATGAAATTGACGATAGCAGAGTGTCGTACAATAACCACCTTAAAATACTTCCAACAGAGCTGTACCAAAGATGGGAGAGACAGATTGCAACTCCCTATTCTAATCTGTCCGAAGCAGAAAAAGAGATCGACCGTGAGCAAGTGCGGCCATACTTAAACGTAATTAAAGCCGCCCTCACCGACCTCATAGCCTCCCTTACCCCTAACCCCGACACCCCTACTACCTAGTATGAAAGCAAACCCAGGAAGCGATAAAGCACTAGAGCAAGGCTGCACCTGTCCGGTCATAGACAATGGCTACGGACGTGGGTACATGGGCAGCGACAACTTCGTTATTAGCGCAAACTGTCCACTACACTCATGACCACCATCACCGCAGCCGTCGCCTTCCACGCCGGAAACGCCAGCACCACGGCAGCCCTGCTCATGTGTCTGCTATGAAGTACCGCATCACCTGTATCAAATCCTCGGTAGACGAAGCTCTCCACGCTGATCCGACCAGCCATTTCACCGAGTACGTGGAAGCCAGCACGAAGACCGAGGCCATCAGCAAGCTCCACGCCTCCTTCGGCTACCGCCAGACCGGAAGATCAGGCGAGCACAACGCTTTGCCGTTGGTGTGGAGTGTGGAGGAGGTGCGACAATAAAGAGACACTTAAACCTCGACAAAACTGCTAACCCGTTGAATTGATTGGCGACCCCGGCAGGACTCGAACCTGCAACCTGCCCCTTAGGAGTAGTCTGCCGCGCCCCTCATGGCTCCTCATGCCGCCTCTCTTTTGCCTATTTTTCAGCGGCTTACACTTTTCGTTTCCTCATGGCGTCGCATCTGTGCTACTACCAGCCCGCCCGATTTCTGAGACAAAACGAGAGACAACATGCGCTTTACCGACCTCGCGCTGAAGGCACTCCCGCACGAGCCTACCGGCAGCAAGGCGTACCTTTTCCACGCGTTGCGCTGCCCTCAATATCCCGCTCCACGTAACGGAGAAGATCCTCGCGCACCGTACCGGGGTAGTGTCTGGAGTAGCCGCCACGTACAACCGCTACTCCTACCAGAAAGAAATGGCTGAGGCATTGACCGCCTTCGAGCACTGGCTCTACACTCACATCGCCCAGGGCTAACCCTGAGCCATTGCAGTGGCTCCTTCATTGGAGTGGCTGCGATGCGACTACTGACGAAACGAGACGTATGCCAAAAGATAGGCTTTTCTCGCGCTCACGTTGACCGACTGACGAACGATGAAGACTACGCGAAGTTTGCTTTTCCCAAGCCAACCCGCATCGGTTACAAAGTTCTTTGGTCTGAGACTGAGGTGGATGCCTGGATAGCGGCACAGCTCGCTCGGAGAGGCTCCTAACGGAGCGGGGAGGCGGTTCCAACCCGCCTCCCCACCAACACAAAACCCACCGGCTCTAACGGTGGGTTTCGTGCTTACCTACAATTACAACCTTTCGGTTGCATTACTACTATATCCCGTGTACAACACTCGTACAACTCACCACCGGAGGCTGCCATGAGTGTGCTCGATCAGATTATGGAGCTTGAAGCCCAAAAGCAAAAGCTCCTCGAAACCGCCAAGCGTGACCTTCCGGCTCTCGTGGCCGAAGCTATCGAACCCCTGCATCGGGCGCGTGTCGCTATGTCCGACCAGTACAACCGCTTCAAGGCTACGGAGCTCGGCGACTACGAGGCTGACGCGACCATCCTTCGCCTCTACCGCGATGGTGTCATCAACCTCACCCGTATCGCCGACGTGGTGAACGCCTGGGACGACCCGCCACATGACTGGGGCACTCGTTCCGTCTGGCGGTTGTTCAATGCCACGACCTACGCTCTCACCGGCCGCGTGGCAGAAGACCCCAGGAGCACGCAGAAGCTCCACGAGGTTCTGGAAGGAACCTGTCAACGTCTTAACTGAGCCCTTCGGGGCTCTTTTTTTTGCGAAGTACTTAGCGTGGCTCTGTTAAGCCTTTTCTCGGATGAAGGCTAGGTCTCCCCTCCCCTTCCGTATGCACCTCATTTCCGGTCGGGGGAGTGGAAAGAGTGATACACCAGAGTGGGGGAGAGGGGAGTTATAAACACCCACAGAGTTTGTGGCGTGTCATATGGTATAATTATCCACATAGCACGTAATACACAACACAATGCTTCAAGTCGCATCATTCGACATATCAGACGATAAGGGTATCAACGCATTACTTCAAGAGTACCGACTCGCCAGTGGCGCTCACATCCTGGTTTCAGACGGAAAGGTTTGCATTCCATACGAGGACGGTGAGCCTATGAACGCCAGCCAGAAAACCATCGAGCTGAAGGAGAACATGCACAAGATGAACCAGGAGCTCAGCATCATTCTCCACTCGCAGAACGTACTCACAGCTCAGATTGAAAAGCTCTCGGGTGAGGTAGCTGAAGCTGAAGCCAACCTTGCAGAAGCAGAAGCGCAGCCAAACAAGAAAGGGAAGACTGATCTTCTTGCGGCACACAAGAAGAACCTTGAGCGTCTCCATAACCAGCGTGGGCAGTTAGTTAACCAGCGCGTCATGAATGAGAAGGAGATTGAGCGTATTGAGCTAAACGTGGCTGAGTTTAAGCGCACCATTGAAAAGTTAGCAGCGTAGGTTTTTAGGTTAAGTCACATGGCTGGACAAGCGTCAAGAGAGAACGGAAAGAAAGGCGGTCGGCCCGTTTCTGAGGCTACGCTACGAGCTCAGGCAGCGAGAGAGTACATCAGCAAACAGTTGCAGGAGAACCTTGCGCCGATAGTCAACCGAGCTATCACCGATGCAATCTCTGGCGATGCTAAAGAGCGAAAGGACGCGCGTGAGTGGCTTGCTGATCGCGGCTGGGGCAAGGCTACACAGCCTCTCAGTGGCCCGTTAGACGAGCCGCTCTTCGACAATGAGCACTACGAACAAGCCCGAACAATCATTGCAGGGTATCTTGCAGCTAATGGAAACGGGGACGAAGGAGGAGATTAGAGCCTTCTTCGCGTTCGACCGCAACCACACTGAAGCTGAGATACTTCTGAAGTTTAACCTGTGGGGGCGCAGGTTCTTTCCGAAGTTCTACAAGTCCCCCGATGCTCCCTTCCACCGTGACATAGATCGGCACAACCTTGCTGTATACATGGGATGGAAGCCGTCGTGGTGGTGGGGCGACTATATTCGCTACCTCATTGATATTGCGTTTCGTGGGGCTGCCAAAACCACACGCACCAAGCTCTTTGTGGCCTTTGCCATAGCCAACGACCTCGATCACACCCGTCGCTTCATCAAAGTGCTCTCAGCCGACCGTGGCAACGCAGTGCAGATCGTGACCGACGTGTACAACATGCTCATCAATCAGCGGTTGCTCCCGTACTACCCGGAAATATTTCAAAAGACGGCCGAGAAGCGCCAAGAAGCCATGAGCGTCTTTACCACCGCCACGGGCGTTAAGATGCTGGCTGATACGGTAGGAACCGACCAACGTGGAGATATTCAAGAGGACGTGCGACCTGACTTCATTTGGTTTGATGACTTTGAAACGCGCAAGACGTTGCGTTCTGCCGTCACCACCCAGGCCATTTGGGATAACATGGAAGAAGCCAAGAACGGTCTGAGCAAAGAGGGAGGTGCGATCTACAACTGCAATTACCTCTCAGAGCGTGGAAACGTGCACCGCTTGGTAGAGCGAGCTAAAGACAATCCCGAAATGGCAACCCTCATCACACCAATCCGCAAGGGGAGAGTGCCTACTTGGAACCGCTACACCATCGAGGAGATCGACAACATCGAGCGCAACGCCGATGACTTTGCCGGGGAGTACCTGTGTGAGCCGTCAGCGGGTGCCGACATTTACTTTGACCGTGCCAGCATTGATCGCCAGCTTGAGAAGACACCAATCCGCAACATCGCTGGCTTCAAGATATTCCATGAGTATGACCCAAGCCACCGCTACGGGGGAGCAGCTGACGTTGGATTGGGCGTAGGGCTCGACCACTCAACGTCGGTCTTCATTGACTTCTCGACCACCCCAAGCCGTGTGGTTGCCACATACAAAAACAACCTCATTAAGCCTGACAGCTTCGGGGATGAGCTCAAGAACCAGGGCGACCGCTTCGGTGCCTGTCTCCTCGCCCCTGAGAACAATAATGCGGGGTACGCAACTATCGCTCGCCTCAAGCAGATTTACGACAACATTTTTTTCACTGAGGTAAAGGAAACCCGTGCCGGTCTACCCCCACGCACCCGCACGTATGGCTGGAACACCAACTACGAAACCAAGCCAAAGATGCTGGCTGACCTCAAGAAAGCCGTAGAGGATGGCCACTTGGAGCTTTCCGATCCTGACCTCAAGGCCGAGCTACGTTCGTACACACGCGACGACCTCATGGATAAGGATGAGGATGTTAGACTTACCACGAGGCACTTTGACTTACTGATGGCAGCCGCCATTGCATATCAGATGCGCTGGCACGCCACGGTTGCAAAAGAAGCCCAAGCCGGTAGTAGTTACCAGCAACCGGAGTACGAGCGCTCTGGTTTAGACAGTTAGTATGGCAAATCGAGATCACATGCACCGCTGCCGCATTTGCAGAAAGCTGTACCGTGACGACGAGTGCACCCTAGACCCCATTAAAGGTCTGCAATGTCCACTTGGATGCACGGAGCACTTTACCCAGCCGCCATATGAAACACCACTCAACGAAGCCTACTAGCATCACCAAGCGGTGTGAGCGATGCGAAGAGCTCTTTTCAGTGCCCAATATAAAAGAGTGCCAGGCCCGAGACATCCTTTTGCAATACTACCCATGCCCGCACTGCCTTTACGTCAAGGACATTTACGCTGCTAAGTTTAATAATTCCGGTCGCTGTCGTGACTGCGCCATACCGTTCAAGCTCGTAAAGCATCAAGCTAAAGGCCGCTGCAACCGCTGCTATATGCGTGACCTTCGCCACAAACAAAAGGGCGTCTGATAATCTTTTTCTATGGCATCAAACTCAGACGAGCGCATTTATGAAAGCACCAAAGAGCTCGAAAGTGGCTTTAATGTTAAATCAAAAGACGAGCTCGCGCGTGATGCGGTAGAAATCGCAACCAAGCAGATTATGGCGTGTACGGAGTTCAAGAAACCCCGTCTTCAGCGCATTAGCAAGTATTACGCTCTCTACGATGGCAAAGTACCTCGCAAGCTGCGCCAGCTTTTCAATGTCCCCATTCCGGTATTTGCGGGGATGATTGATACCCTCAACGCTCAGTACGACACCCCAATACAACTGAAGTTTAAGGAGGGCGACCCATCGGACTACTTCAAGGTGCAGAAGCTCAATGGTGCGTGGCAGATGGAGGTGATGAACACTACGCAAAATAGCAAGTGGGACAGCAAGCTCCGCATTGGCCGTTTCCATGGCATCATGACGGGCCGAGCAATTCTGGAGTACACGGCTGCCAGCGAGCCAGAGTATTACACTGAGCTCAATACCGTAAGCCTCAAGAACTTCAACTTTCAGCCACGAGGCGGTTTATACCTTGAGAACCACCTGTTTGCGGGCACTGAGGATATTGAAAAGACCAGCGGTGAGCTCGAAGAAGGCGCAAAGAACGGTTTGTATGATAAGGAGCAAGTGCGAAAGCTCCTCATGAATTGTGCCGATGGTCAGTACCTACCGCTTGGGAGCCATGAGTACGGAATTCGCCTTGAACGCTTTAAGCCGCTGGGCCTTGACCCTGACAACCATTCGTACGTCGGCCAGGCGGTATACAAACTCGCGCACCAGATCATTGAGCTTAAAGGCCAGCGCTACTATGTGCTGTTTCACCCATGGAGCCAGACGTGGCTACGCTTTGAACGATGGAGTGAGATTAGCAAAAGCGACCTCTTCCCATGGGTAACGTACGCCACTCACGAGGATGATGAAAACTTCCTCAGCAAGAGCTACGCGGATGATCTATACCCCGCAGCGGATGCTATCGTTGCTATGTTTAACCAGGAGCTCACCAACCGCGAGAAGCGCAACTTCGGTGCTCGTGCGTACGACAAGGATATGTTCACCGACGTGCGAAAGCTCGATGAGGCTATGCACCGACCCGACGCGCTCGTTCCAGCCGATACCAAGGGCGGCACCCGCCGCATAAGCGAAGGTATCTTTGAGTTTAAGGTGGGTGAGCTTCAAGGCACCGTCAACCTGATCGACTGGATTAGTGGCACACTTGGCCGTAACACCGGCGCTACCGAGCTTTCCCAGGGCAGTGTCGCAGAGGTGAGCAAGAAGGCGTCTGTCACCTTTGCTGAGCAGAAGTCAGTCAGTAAGCGCATAGGCTGGGCCAGCCAACCATTCCAGAACATGATGGCAGACCTGGGCAACCTCTATCTCTGGGGCTTGCGTGACCATATGCCTTCAAAGATGGCTATTCGTATGCTAGGTGTAGGTGGCTGGGATTGGGATGAAATCAGTCGCCTTGACCTCGATACCAGAAAGAATGTAGATGTATTGATTGTCTCAACCGACCAAGAGATACAGGATAGCGAGCTTAAAAAGAAAAGCCGTGCTGAAGCATTGGCGATGCTCGACCCAAACTTCATCAATCCTCAGAAAAAGAACGAAGAGATCCTTTACTCAATTGGCGACTACTCGGATGAGGAAGTGGCTGAGTTTATGGATATGAAGACGTACCAAGATCGCAAGGCTATCGCCAAGGCACACGAGGCCATTCAGATGATTATGCGCGGCCAGCAGCCCGAAATGTGGTTCGGTGCCAACATCGCCTTCATTCAGAAGATTCTGGACGTAGCCAACGACAAACGCAGTACCCTCAAAGACAAGTTTGAGACGATGGTGGAGTACGCCATGGCCCACGAGGACATAGCTCGCGAGAACATTGAGCGTCAGGTGCTCGAAGAAGAGCGGGCAGCCACTATGATGCAGCCACCTCAGCCTGGTGCCCCTGCCAACCCACCCGCTGAGAACCCTGGTGTACCCGGTGGCATGAGCCGAGCGATGAGTATGGCTGAGGCTGTTGTATGAGATACGCAATAACCAAGATTGTTGAAGCGGAAAACATGAAGCAAGCCCTAGAGCTCGAAGCCAAAGCGTCGGTAGTAAGCGTCGATTTAATCGAAAAAGCGTATAACGTAGGTTTTTCACGTAAATGAAAGAACTTGAACAAGTCCGCGAAATATTCCTCGCCCCCGACCAAGATGAAGAAATCATCGCCCATAACCGCGAAGTGCTGGCCGAGTGGGAGCGCTCACTGGCTGAAACCAGCGCGTTTGCTGACTGGCAGAGCCATGAGGTAGCGCAACAGGTGCTTTCCCAAGCCCGTACGAGCTACAAAGACCTGGGTATGGTGCTCGCGGAGCGTCGTGACCTCAGCGAAGCCGAACGGCTTTCCATCTTTGCTCGCCAGGATGCATGTACCTTCATCATCAAGCTCCTCGGACGCGACGCTCGCCATGAGCTTGAGCTTCTCCATGAGGAGATACGGAAGGAACTCAACGCCACATAGGGCTGTGTAGCTGTTATCGTAACAGTATTAGCAATAACATTTTTCACAAATGGCAAAAGAAAAAGCAGCAGTCGAAGAGGTAGTCGTTGAGACGGCCGAAGCGGTTGTTGAGGCTCCCAAAGCGAGCAAGGCCAAGGTGACTTCTGTCACTGTTCGCTGGCGCGGCCAGGAGCGCACCTTCTCCCAGGCTGACCATGGTGATGACTTTGAGGCACTCGCCAAGGAGTTTGCAACCAAGTTCGACGGCACCATCGTCGCGTAGTTTGTGAGGGGAGCTGAGTCCATCGGCTCTCCTACAAACAACGACACCACGTTGTTTCCCGGGGCTGCCCGGCATTAGCGCAGCACTGTTGCTGGACAGACCAACACCAGTACCTCGTGGTACGAGGCCAGATAAACCAACCACTTATGGATGAACAAGAACTGAAGGAGCAATACCGGAATGCCGGAGTTGACCTTGAGGAGTTACAGGATACCCCAGCCCAGGAACCTACCAAGGAACCAGAGCCTAAGGATGATCCGAAGCCTGAGGAGGTGCCGGAGCAGGAGGAAACTCCTACCGAAACCGACCAGGATGAACCTTTACAAGCCCCAAAAGAGCAACGGAAGCGCTCGATCTACGACGATCTCAAGCAGAAAAAGCAAGAGGTGAAGACCGAGCGTGAGCTTCGTGAGCAAGCGGAACGTGAGCGTGACGAGCTTCGACAAAAGCTCGCCAACTTCGAGAGCGCAGCGACACCCGCAGAGAAACAGGACGCAGCTGATGACATCGAGGCATTTGCCAAGAAAATCGACGCTGATCCTAACGTTATTCGCGAAATGCGACAGCTTTTCATCAAGGATGCCAACACTGGCCTCACTGCTGAAGAGCGAGCGCAGCTACAAGAGCTACAGCAATTCAAAGCCCAGCAATCGCAGGTTATTGAAAAGCAGCTTTTCGAGGAAGAGTTTGCCTCTATCGCGCCAACCCTCAAAGAGATGTTTCCAACGGCATCGGATGAGGAGAAGTCAAAGCTCAAAGAGGAGATTGACCGTCTCTCTCACAGCAAAGACTGGCACGATAAGGACTTGGATTATGTGGTTTTCAAGAACCGCACCCACCTTGAAAAGCTCGTATCTCCCAAGAAGCGCGGCATCGAACCACGCGACCGCAAGGACGCGGCTGAGGAAACGTTCGAGTTTGACCCGAACGCCGACTACAGCAAGATGACACCAAAGCAGCGCGAACAATGGGAAGCGGCATACACGAAAGCCACCCGTAATGATGGCCTCCTCACTGACAGTGAAGGACGTAAAATCATCATTTAGTTCTTTTGGGTTACTCATCACTCATTACGATGAACCCAAACACAATGACATTTAAGACGGTATTTAGTGCTGAATACCAGATGTCACACTTCAAGGAGCCTGTATACCAGATCCTTGGTGACACCCGTCTTGAAGGCAGCCTTACCAAAGGCCAGACCGTAGCCCGTTCGTACTCATCGGACGTTATGGTTAACGACATGGGCGGCGATGGTAGTTACTCTACCCAGCCCATCACTGATACCCAGGAAACCCTGGTGATCAACAAGGAGAAAGAAGCATCTATCTACATCAAGAAGCTCGATGAGCTCCAGGCTCACCTTCCGGTCAAGCAGAAGTACGGCCGTAAGCTCGCCAACGCGCTCATCAATCAGATTGATGGCGATGTGCTTCTCGCAGCGTACCAGGGCGCAGGAACCACCCTCGATGATGGTTCATTCGCAGGTACCGCTGGCAACGGCTTTGCTGTAACCGCCAGCAACGTAGCCACGGTCTTCACGACCGCAATGCAGCGACTTCGCTTGAAGAACGTGGTGTACAACAAGCGCTTCCAGGGCGGTATGCAGCTGGAGGTGCCAGATGGAATGCCAATCGCGGTCATTTCACCTGAAATCCTTTCATTCATTGAGCTTTACCTCGGTGGAAAGGACACCTTGCTCGGCGACCAGGTATCTCGCAACGGGTATTCAGGTTACTTCATGGGCTTCAACTGCTTCGTCAGTAACGCGCTTCCATGGACAGGTACCCTCGCGATGGCGACCAACCCAACCAACGGTGACACCTTGGTTGTCAATGGCGTGACTATCACGTACCGTGACACCCTTACTGGCACTGGCCCTGAAATCCACATTGCAGGCTCAGTCGATGCTACTCGCGCTAATACCGCTGAGTACCTCAACGCAGCTGGTGCAAATAGTGAAACTGAAGGTACCAACACCGGCTACACCGCCGCTTCACGAGCGCAGCAGCGCCTCTTGAAGAACATGGTGTGGACAAACAACGACAGCACTGACCTTTTGACTGTTGTTGCTTCAGGATGGGGTACGGTTGAGGT